TTTTTAATGGGGAAAAATACTTAGAAAGAATTGCTTTACACCAGGTAGACGGTGTAAAAAGGAAATCAGCTTTTCTTATATTATCTATACAATATTGAGGCAGTGTAGTTGCTTCATTCATAGTAAACAGCCAATTGGTTTTACCTTCAATTGGCTGTGTATATAAATCAGGAGAAGCAATTACAACAGAATCATCGGCATCATCAGATAGCTCAACCAGTTTTGCTACTTCACTGAAAAGCTCTTTATTATGAACTGAATAACCATAAGAATTACCAACACAATCTATTGTGCTTTGTGCCCAATGCAATTTTAAAAGGTCTTCCAAATTTTGCTTTGACATTTCGCACAATATCCACAAAAACTATCTTTCACACTAATTTGATTATGACAATTTACACACTCAACTGTAAATTCCATTGACGTATGAAAATCAGGACAACCACAACTACTACACTCAATCGAAACAGGACAACCTCGTCTTAAACTTAAATCTTTTCCACACTTATTACAAATTACATAATTTACTGTTGGGGAAATTAACACGGTTTGGGTTTCTTTGGTTTCATCACGTTCCTCAATTCTAATTTCATTTATTTGTCTAACGACTTTACGTTTTAATATCGGCATCCTGGGCCTCCATTTTGCCATTGGCCTCCAAGCACTTGGTGGGGGAGGGGGGAGGCCAGGGAGAACCCTCCCCCACCACTCTTTAAACCAACAGATTACGCATTAGTCAACAACCGGCAGAATCCGTAGGGTTGGGCGACCTTCAAAGCCCATCGGTTATAGATCTTAAAGCGTGTCCTATTGGTCGTCCAGAGGCCGTAAGGATCTACCTGAAGGGCAGAATTCTGAACTCGTCTCCCAAGTCCAAAACATTTCATATTTCCGAAAACAATAAAAGCAGTATTAGCCCCAGATGTAGACGGCATTTTTACCACTTCACTATACGGAAAACCATAAATAGTACCAGGAACACCAGCACCAATATGACCATCCATAAACACAGGGCGATTCTGTTCGTCCTTCAAAGTCCTTACATAATGCAGGATAGCTCCAGACATAAAGTATCTTGCACCCTGTTTCCTAAGTCCATCCAGTTTAGCAATCATAAGGGACAAATGATCCCCAGACAGTTCACTAAAATGGGTCGAACCGGACATGGTAACAGAATAGCCGGTAGCCGCAGACAAGAGCCCAGAAACACCGCCATAAGAACCAGCACCAGTTCCATTAAAAGCAGCGTCATCCAAGGTCATACCAACAGCCTCAGCTAAAGCCTCAGTCAACCAGGAAACAATATCAGACCTTGCATCAAGCATGGAATCATTACGTACAACAGAATACGCAGATAATTCCATGTTCTCCAATTCGACTTCACTCAATTCAGGGTTAGACTCAGGAGTTGTATTTCCCCAATAAGTAGCAGCCGCTCCAATTTCAGCAGGAAAAGACTGTTTGTTAGAAGTCATGTCCCACATACGAGCATACTGGAGAATAACAGAAGATTCCCGTGCATAGTGCAAAATCTCGGAATCAACAATATCCGGCAGAACAAATACGTTCCCGACATCACCAATATCCGTAGCCGTTGCCTTCGTTCCATACTCCGACCGCAGTTTCTGCATCGCTGCAGGATCTTGAAGAACATTAGCACGCAGAAAGAGAACGAAATATTTAGCTACTTCAAGCCTTTTTTCATCAGACATAACATGATTAGGATGATTAAACTTCTCCATCAATCTCTGACCCTGTTTCATCTGGTCATAAGCACCGAAATACTCTTTCAGTTCCTCTTTGTTCATTCCATCATGAACTTGGGGAAGAGTAAAACCACGCTTCATCAATTCCTCATAACTTGCAAGTTTGGCCTCAATCTCTTCTTGCTTCTGTTTAATATCTCCAACAGTGCAAGTAGCTAAAGCCAAATCTTTGACCAAACCTTCCAATTCTTTAATAGGACTATCCATTGTATAATCTCCTTTAAGGATTTAGCGTTTTTATCGCTTCTTTTATAGATTCAGTAATTGTTTTCAACACCTTTGCATCCTCTTCCGAAAGTGCAACCTCCTTTTGACCCGAAACCCCATTGTCAATTGGACTGGGAGTTTGCTTATTAATTGATTCCTGAAGACTTGAAATTTTCACTTCAATCTCAGAAAGTTTTTCCAAATGCAGTTTTAACATTTCCTTTATTTCATCCATGTCTTTCTCCTCCAATTCAAAATTTTTAGGGACTTGATAAATACTTACAGTTTCATCCTCAAACTCAGGATAATCACCAACTTTATCTACAAAATCATTTAAAACATCTTCTTCTTTTACTTGCGATTTTAATTCAGCAATTACTTCAATTATGTTCTTGCCATTAAACGCTTTAATATAGGCATCAGTTTGAATTGCGGATGGATTAGACGGAACAGGACAAGCAGAAAGTTCCAAGAGTTCTTGCTTTAAAAATCTTTTACCCCGCCACCCATTCGGATCTCCATCTTTATCCAACGATTCCCATTCAATAGGGATAAATCCTACAGATGAAGCATTAAGAATCTTCTCTCTAAAAAGTTCCAAGATCATATCAGCAAACGGATAGATTCCTTTAGACGGAAATTTCTCATGGAATTCAAGTCTATCAGGGTTCTTTCTCCTGACAATCTTGGTCGCTACGCCAATCGGAACCGAATGGTAATCATGGGCATAAAGGAAAACCGGATTCTTCATAAAGTTTTCCATTATCCATCCCTTAACACTAAGAACATCACCATCACGATCTTTTGATTCATCAGTTCCAACAATAACAAGTGTGCGAGTGTCTGTGTTTACATCTTTAACAACTCCTAATCTATCAGAACCTAAAAGATTCTTTCCATCCTTAATAACAGGAGCCCCAACTTGATCTTTAATTTGATAAGACATTTTTTCCTCCTATGACTTTGTGTTGATAAGTTCAATACATCGGCAAAAAATGGTTTCACTTGCTGCACCTTGAGGGTCTCCTGGAAAACGTAAAGTAGAACCACTTCCTAATACCCAAGATTGACCGATTGGAATTTGTAACCCGTGCATTACTCTGTGAGTTCTCCTAACTCTTTCATCCATCGCTGTAAACCAAATCTTCATGGTGTAATTCGTTTTCTGCATTTCTATACTTCTGGCATAATTTACAGCTCTGCTAATTTCAGTTGTTGCTATTAACATTGCTCGTTTTGTTGCTCCTGAAAATACACTTCTAAATCTATCCGCAATTTGACTGATAGATTCTCCCTCTGAAACTCCCAAAATCAAATGCTTCCTTATTTCTGTTTTAACAGTATCTATCACTCCTGTCAATTTCAATGGTGTAACCGTTAAATAATAGATAATTTGTGGACTGCTTAAATTAAATGATTGAGGAGAATTAATATCCTCAGAAAGTGTTCTTGCTCCATACCGTAAAACTTGTTCATATATAGGTACTGTAAAGGAAATTAAATTTCTTCTTTCTTCCATAAACTCTTCGACTTCAACATCCTTTACAGCTTTAACATTTAAAAGTTTTAAAGCCTTTTTCCTCATGTCAAAAAAGACTCTCCTTACTTTAGATTCAAATTCCCATTGAATCAATTCTGCTCCCCCAACAATTTCCCTCCAACGTCTCCCCGCAATCTCTTCCTCTTCAAACGTAAATCCCTCTTTAAAATCAATTTCCTTTGGTTTCTTAGGAGCTGGGAGTTCTTCAGGTTTCTTAGGTTCTTCAGGTTTATTAGGAGCAATGGGCTGTAAAGCTGGATTAACTGCCATCATCTCAATAGTTCCATCAGGCAAGACCTTTACAGTATTAGACGGAACATACCAAAAATTCCTCCAAGGCTTTGAATCAAATCCTAATTGCAACCTTGCATTAATTTCATTTGCAGCAAAACCCATTTTGAATAACTTATCACCAGTATCAACTTTATCCTTAAAATCTGGATGCAATGCTTCAACATTAGATATATCAAAAATGATTTTATGATTAACATCATTTTTAAAAATAACAGAAGATAAAGCTGTTTCAATCATTCCCATCAAAGGTAAATTTGTACCTTGCCACCATTCTTTTCTTTCTGTTAAAGCTGTTGCAAAATTTAGATCATCAGTAACAGATACAACAACCTTCTTCATACCAAAAATCTGCAAAATCGTCTCTCTGTTCATTTTCTTCAATTCAGGAAACATCATATCCTTTTGGGATAAACCTGTTTGAGTGAACTTGAGACCATTATCTAAAATTGCCAATCTATGCCCGTGCATAAATCCCTTATGTTTATCCTCAAACTGCCTTTCAATTCGTTCAAACTGACTATCCGTAATCCTGTTCTCACTTGATAAAATTCCACCAGGAACAGCACCCTCATCAAAAAACTTCTCATTATAAAGAGACGTTTTATATTCTGTTCTAATCGCAATTTTACCAGCATCAATAGGAGACATTCCAAGAAAAGGACTTTTTGGATTAAAAAACTTAATTGAAGCTACTTCATCTGTTTGTAAAGGAATTCCTGTTTTAGTTTCCTTTGGCTTGTAAATCCATCCCCCTAACTGACCCGATCTATCCTCTATAATAGGTTCCATATTTGCTTTAGATAAAATCCATAAAGCTGTATACGTTTTTGAACCTGGAGGAAAAGGTAAAATCCATACATGCCCATACAATAATAATTGACTTATAACATTATTGATAAAATCAAACTGGGTTGTATTGACTGTATTTGGATTATCTAACAATTGTTGAAGAGGATCTCTATCTTGAACTGTAATCCAATCTCTTCCCTTCTTCTCAACAACAGTTAAAGGAACTTGGGCTATTGCTTTAGCTGTTGTTGAAATACAAATATAAACTAAATCCGACTTAAGATATGGATCATTTAAAACATCATGACCTTCTGGGAGAGTTAAATTCTTTAAAAATATAGCATCCCATCCAGCACCCGACTTGACTACGTTGGCTGCAGCCCGCAGTTTATCTAATCTATTCATTTATTTATTTTTCCTTTTTAATTTCCTTCATCTTCTCAGTATCCTCAGTAAGAAAACTAATAATACGCTGAACCCAAAATCCAACAGTCGAAATCCCAACAACTAAAATTCCTGACCATTGTATCATATCCCAAATTTGAACTGGCATTATTTAGTTATCACTTTCACTTTAGATTTAAAAAAATAGTTTTTCAACAAATACTGTTCAACCTTCTTATCCATAAGATTAAATTCCTTAAACTTAGTAACAACTTGCACTCTTTCTCTTTCATTCAAACTATCCCAAATAACAACATGCTGAGGTTTTGTTGAAATCATAAAATCCTCTCTACAAATATCTCACACTTGGGCCAAAGTTACAATACTCCTTTGTATAAGTATGTAAAGCGTAACGAATAGCATCCATCGCGTGGTTATTAAACTTAATTGGATCATCAAGAATTCTTTCCGTCTTCCTTTCCTTCTTCCAAGAGTAAGAACGAATTTCCTTCAATGTATTATGAGCTGATTCCATAACATGAAGTTTATATCTCCTAACCGTATCAATCCCATCATGAATATCTTTTTCTGCTGGAATTATATTAAAACCAGCATCCTCAAATTCCTTTATCCTATCTGGCTCAGCAGAATCTGCAAAAACATAACATCTTCTCTTGTCCTCATTCGATAAATTCTTAGAAACTTGAGAAATAAATTCAGGATTAGTCAAACCTGGCTGATAAATTAACTCATCAACCCACGCATTCATATCTTTAATAGCCACTTTCATCAAAACACTTGGATTGTTAAACCCAAAATCCACACCATAAACAGTCTCATCAGGATTTAAAGTCCAAAAATCCACCTTATCCCAATTACTATAAATCTGATGATCTAATTTCCCCCACTCTCCTAAAGTGTAAATTCTATAATAATTAGGATCTTGATTCTCCAAATCCAAAAGCAACTTAATATATTCATCACTTAAAAATGGATTCAACTTATAATTAGAAACAATTTCATGCGCTTCCTTCATCTCATCAATAACCTTAGTCTTAATCCAATGATATTCATCTTCAGGATTAAAGGCCATAAACAACTGATTAGGAATCTTTTTATCTGCTGGCGCTGAAAGTCTTGTTCTTAAAACTACAAAATCCTCATAAGTAAATTCTGTAGCTTCTTCCATAAAAATATCATTCCACTGAGTGGATTTAATCTTTGTAGGATCATCAAGTGCCCCAAATTGAATAGTTGACGCCCCATAATCCAATGTCAATTCCTGCTTATGTTCTTTAACCCGATCAGACAGTCCCAACCTCTCAATATAACCCATACAATCCTTATACGTAGATTTCCTTAGAGCCGGAAGGGTTTTCCTAAGCATTAAGACTTGTCTACCAGGAATACCAAAGAACCTTTCCACAAGCAACTGAATAACAGAATAACTTTTACTTGACCTTGCTCCCCCACGATTCACCACAACAATAGCCTTACTCTGTTTATTCTGGATAAACACTTGAGTAATAACAATATTAGGAGAAACCTTATTCCCGGTAAACGGCCTGGATCTTCCTAATGGTCTGCCTGTCCTCATTCTTTAGCCTTAACCACAGTATACTTAAACGTAATAGGCTTCACCATCTCAATACTCATCTCACTCTTTTCAGTCCAACCTCTATCCTTCCCTTTACATTTAAGATAAAACTGAATTGCTGATAAATTCTCCTTCTCAATCTGCTTCTGCAACTTCTCCTCAGCATTATCCAATTCCTCTTCATTAAAAGAAATTAAACACTCCTGTAAAGTTTTACTCTTCTGAATATACCCTTGCAACGTCTTTAAACTAATCTTCAACTGCTTCGCTGACTGAACCAAGCGGCCCTTCTGCTTAGTCAAAACATCAAGAATAAGCGATTGCTTATACATCCCAACAACAGGATCACTTGGATTTAAAGAATTATAACTTTTTGCTGTGTTTGAACGTATTTTCTGGCTTTCAAAAAAATTAGCTTTTCGCCCTGGAAGTCCCATAATAATCTCTCCTTCAAAAGAAATAAATACATCTTCACTAAATTATAATAAAAACAACGCTTAAAAACACCTAAAACAGTACGCTACAAGCTAAATACCCTAACGAAAAAAGTCAATAAAATCAATGAAAAAAAAGTTTTAGCGCATAGAGATGGTTGGGAAAATCAAGAAAATCACAGCATGAGGCTATAAAAACATAAAAAATTATAAAAAAACAAGAAAAACTAACAGCATGAGGCTATAAAACCATAAAAAAACAAGAAAAACACAAGAAAATCACAGCATGAAGCGAAAAAACACGAAAAAAACAAGAAAAAAGCCTTAAAAAAAAGTTTTAGCGTATAGGGATGGTTGAGAATTACAATTAAAAGCTAATTCAACACGAAAATAATGAATTCAACACCATAAATCACTATAAATCACTAAAAAACAGGAAAAAAAGTTTTAGCGCATAGAGATGGTTGAGAATTGGTAATTAAAAGCGTTGTCCACTATTATTTCTCAATTAAAAGCGTTGTCCACAAGATAATAAGCGTATTACTACCTATTTACTATGTACTGAAAGCAAGCTATTACCTACATTAAAAGCGTAGAGTAACATAATTAAGGCGTAGAATTATATATTAAAAGCGTATAATATCAGATTATATTGAGAATGAGGAAAATATGAGGGGGACATATCTATAGTAATTTCCTTTCCTTAGCGTTTTAAGCAAGTCACCCTTACTTTACTATTCCTTTATTCTTGCTTGTTACCTTGATACCATTCTATTCGTTTAAATGGTAA